ACCCTCCATTGATCCGAGCCATTTTCCCCCCGGAAACGGGCAGCGAGCGTTTCTTGTCCATCGTCATTTCCTTTTCCCTGACGGTGTTACCGGCCATGACTTACGGGCCGAACTGGTCTTCTTGGCAGCCATGGAGCGTTTCTCCCCGGCGGACATCTTAGCAGCTGCGGCAGCCGGACGGCAGGCAGGATAGGCGCGCGAGGACTTCTCAGACCCGGAGCGCCCACACTCCTTGCCGGTCTTGACGTCGACCCACTTCTCGCCGAACCACTTGCCCAGACCGCCCTTGCTCATTTCTTCACCCGGTTATCCGGGCCGCTCCATCCGCCGCCGCGTTTCTTGTACTCCTTGGACGCCCATGCGTTGGCATAGGCGCTGGGGTACACGTCGAACTTGGCCTTGGCCTCTGACTTGACCTTGGACCACAGAGACGGGTTGGTCGGTTTGGGGCTGGCCATGTCAGCAGTTCCACGCCCGGAGGCTTTTATTGATGCGGCTGTTCGGATCGTTGGCCGTCTTCTTCGACGTCAGCTTCTTCTTCATGCCTTCCATCCGGGCGCAGAAGCTGTCGCGGCGCGGGCCGCCCTCCGGCTGCGGGGCCTTGAGCCCGGGCTTACCCGGGTTGGCCTTGTTGTAGCTGGCTCGACCCTTGGCGTTGAGGCCACCCTTCGGGTCCTTACCTTCTTTGCGGGTCCACGCCGGTGTCTTGGCCATTACGCGATCCTCTCGGCGATGATGATAGCGGACGGAATAGCGGGGGCGATAGCCCCGGCTGCTGTGTGGTCGAGAGTCACAGCCACATTCTCCGGCAGCCACAGGACTTGGACGTACTGCCCCGCCGTCACGGTGAGATAGAAGATGATCTGGAAGAAGGTGGTCCCGCCGTCCGTCGCTTTGGGCACCGTGACCTTAGTAGCAGACCTGTCGATGTTCGTGCCGTCGAGTGCCAACCAGACAGTTACATCGTGGTCGGCGGTGTCAGAGTTCGCAAGCTGCAGGTTCGGAGCGACCATGTAGGTCCCCGCCGCGGCGAAGGTCAGACGCGTCAGGTTAGCCCCGTCGGTGACCATGGTAACACCCGCGCCACTGATCTCGGTGGTGCCGAACTTAACCGCGGTCGCAGCAGAGGTGCTGCCAGTCTGGTCAGTGATATCGGAAAAGGAGGCGAAGGCCCGGCCGGTGACCGTGCTGAAGGGCACCTTGCCGCTAAGGATGTCGACGTTGGTGATGTTCACCTCACCCGTGCCCTTGGGTGTGATGTTGATGTCGATATTGGTATCGGTGCCGTCCGCAGCCAGCGTGTTGCCATTCAGGTTGACCCCGGCCGCAGCAGCGCCGGTAGCCAGCGTCGTCGACTCAATCAGGGTAATGCCGGTGAAGCTGCCGGGGAACGAAACCCCGGTGATCGTGCCACCAGTGATGTTGGCATTCCCGATGACGACCGCGCCAGTCCCGTTTGGACTTAGTACAAGGTTTCCGTCCGTGTTCGTAGTTGACACAGTGTTGCCGTCTAGGCGGATGTTATCCACCTCAACACTCGCGGTGCCGACTTTCATTGCGGTGGCCACGCCAGCCCCACTGTAGACAGTCTTGGCCGTGGCTTCCGGCCCGCCGTCAACATGTAGCAGCTGCTGGAAGCTATCCTTAGCCTTTACGTTCGTCAGGTTTGTCGCCATAGCCCACCTCTTCGTGTAGTGGGGGCCTCGCAGCCCCCACTGTTGTTAGACAAGGACGTAGTCGAAGATCACGTCGATGTGCGTCGCCGTCGTGACGTTGCTGCCCGTCTTGCCGACAGTGATGGCCGTACCCGCGTCGTTTGCGGTGTAAGATGCGCCATCAGCAAGAACCGCCGCACCCGAACCACCATCGGTCAGCACCGTGCTCTGCGTCAGGCTGGCCTGAGCATAAGCAACGAGCTTGCGAGAAGTGGTCGACGTGCCCAGCACATCAACCGTGGTCACTGCACCGGCAGCACCGCCGACGGCGATGGCCTTGCAGGCAACCATGCGGATCGCTTTGCCGGAGACGGCCGGTACCAGAGTAGCCCCGGCGTTCACTTCAGCGATCGTAAACCGCTGACGAACGTTCAGAACTACACCGGTCGCAACGACGGGGCCTGCAACAGTCAGCGACTGCAGCGTGGCCCGACCGCTATTGATCGTGACATTGTCTTGCGAAATGCCAGTATAAACACCCATCTTATCCTCCTGAGTTGGAGGTAGGGGCCGAAGCCCCTACCATTAGGCCGACGGGATCGTACCGAGATCGGCACCCATATTGATGACCGACAGAGCAATCTTGACGCGTGCGACGTCAGTGTTGTTCGTGTCGATCGTCATCAGGATGTCGGTGTCCGCGGTCTGGTACCGAGCGCCGTTCGTCACGCCAACCGTCGTACCGACGGCAGCGTTCAGATCGAAGCTGTTGGCCCACAGAGTAGCCGAGCCAGACACACCGACGTCGATGGTAGCAGCGGCCCCTTCGGCGCGCACCAGCGTGAGCGCAGCAGCGACCACGTAGGAGCCCTTGGGGAGCACACCGATAACCAGCGTGTCGGTAGCAGCCAGTGCGGTAGCACCGGCAGCCGTGCGCGCAGCAGCGATCTTGCGGAAGTCGATGTCGATCTCCAGCACGCTCACGCGGTCGGTGTAGTTGGCGGTGAAGCCAGCCGAGTTCTTGTAGAACCCGAGGGAGTCAGTATAGGCAACCATTGTTGTCCCTCCTTATGCGAACTGGACGACGGCTTGCGTCAGAGCTTCCGGCTTCACAACCTTGTAGCCGTACACCTGCAGCCCGCGAACGATGTTGCCGAAGGTGGATTCCGCACGGAGCGTTTCCATCTCGGTCATCTGCGAGGCGAACGTGAAGCCCATTTTGTGACCTGCGATCAGCGAGGTCTTGCCGGACGAGACGTTCAGGTTGTGCGACACGTAGAGCGTGAAGCGGTCGATCATGCCGAGACGGCCGTTGCGGATCGGGGTGGTGCCGTCACCGGTCAGCGAAGCGTCCTTCAGTTCCGACTTCTTGATCAGACCAGCCATGCGGGCCGGGATGACGAGGAAGCGGTCCGACTCCGGCACGTTAGCTTCGTCCAGCACGGTGCCCATGTCGACGATCAGATCGACGACCGGGGTGGTGGAACCAGCGCCGTCCTTGGTCACGGTCAGCGGAGAGCCGGTCGTGCCGAGGTTGAAAGCCGCCGACTGCTGACCAGCAGTGGCGCCCTTGTTAGCAGCCGCGATGCCCGGGAGCAGATCGGTCAGCACACGCTGGTCGATCTTGATCTTCATCTGCTCGGAGGCGTCCTTCGACCACATGTCCATCAGCTTGACGTCCGACTGGATGCGGTCGATGTCGTCTTCGACGCAAGCGAAGTAGTCGCCCTTGTCGATGACAAGCTGCAGCTTCGGAGCATCCGGGTTCTCAACGGTCAGGTTCTGACCCTTGACGTAGTCACGGATGGTGATGTTGGGCTGGGTACGGATGTTGACCGTATCGCCCATGCGGCGGATTTCGCCTTCGTAGTCGGTGTTCGAGATCGCTGCGAGCACGGTGGCGTCGTAGAAGTTCTCGATGAGTTTGCCCGACCAGATTTCGGGGATGAAGTTCCCCGAGTAGTCCGGGCGGCCGGCGGAGACAGGATAGCCCATGTGGTGTCCTTTCACTTAGGCAGTTTTAGGTGATACGACCCTCTCGCTGTGCAGCGAAGATGTCGCGCTCGATCCGGTCACGCTCCTGCTCCCGACCTTTATACACACCACGACGAACATCGTCAAAGAACTTGGCGACGTCAGTGCGTGAGAATGACTTAACGTCGTTACCCACAGTAGTAGTCGCAGTAGTGCGACCACGCCCGGGGGCAATTTGACGTTCGAGTTGGGAAGCAGTTACGGTCCGAGTTTTCTGAGCAACAGAACCGCTATTCATAGACTGCCACGTCCGGAAGAAACCTGCGACTCGCTTCGCGTCGAGTTGTCCCTGCGCCGCATCGAGGTAGGTCTGACGGGTCATGCCCGACAGAGGATCAACCTCCAGCAGCCAGCTGTGAAAATCCTGATCGGCGTTAATCTCACGCCAGTCTGGAACTTCCGCCGACAACTCCGACCAGAACATTTGCTCGGCGTTCAACGCCTGACGCTGGACCACGCCCTCGACCTTGGGGACGACGTTGGCCTGCAACTGCATGACCATCTTTTCAAGTCGGGCGATCTGCTGGTTAGCCGCAGAGAGCTCCTCACGGGCAGCCCTCCGCATAACCTCGATCGAATCGCCGTACTCTTCCACGTCCTTGTTGGTGATGAGCTTCTCCGCCGCAACCTGTGCAGGTGACTGCTGGGGAGCAGAGAGCGACGACAACAGCTGTTCTAGCTGCGTGACGCGTTGGCCCAGTTGATTGTTCTCTGCCCGGAGGCGAGTAGTGTCAGCGTTGTACATTCCCTGAAGGGACCGCCAGCGCTGTTCGTAGGTCTGTTCTTCCTTGGGGGTACCGGATCGCCCTTGCTCGGCGGGCGCCGGTTCAGCGACAACCTCACCCGCACCGTCGGCAGGCTCAGCCTCAAGGACATCAGTCCCCGCCGCGGCGGTGCCGGGCTCGGGGTTAAGGTCCTCATACAGCTTTGCAACAGCCTCGGACTGCTTGCGAATTTGTTCTGGAATAGCCATCGTGAACGCTCCTCTCGGGTGTGCGTGGTGGATCAGCTGCCCCTACGGGGCTTTGCTGCTAAGTCAGGGGACTCGCTCATGAGCCGAAATAGCTCAGTCAGAACCTGACACCGCCCCTGTGCAAGTGTCACGTTCTGGGCTCCAACGCTGGGCAGCCGTTCAAGCTCAGACATCCGCCACTCTCCCATCCACTCTAGGAGGACTGGGTATTGACGGACGCTGTTGGCCAGCGCGTGGATGACTTCGGGGGTGGCCTGCTTCACTGCGGCCCCCCGTTTATTAAGTTGGTCCCGCCAGCGGGTGCACCAGCGAGATCGGTATTCTCCATGGCGGGCTGACCGCCGCCGGGTGCGGGCATCTGCGACGCCGTAGCAGTACGCGCCTTCATCGCCAGCTTCTCGCGCGACGGAACGATGTCGTCGACCGGCATCTGCAGGCCCTTAGCCACCTCGCGCAGCAATGCTGCGCGGCCGTCGGTGCCGATGATGTTGATGTCGAACTCGTTTGCAGTCGCGTTAAGGAACTCCACGCGGCGGACGTTGACCGTCTCCTTGACCGCGAGATTCACTGCCCCGCGCGCCACGACCTGTGCGTCGCCCTTAATGGACTCGTCCGGATCATAGCGCATGTTGTAAACAAACTGCCGGTGCACGATGGTCTTGAGCACGTCGTTGTCGATGTGCATCACCACCTGCCGGATGCCCTTGCCTGCCGAACCCATCAGCATGGACAGGCCAGAGGCTGTGCGCCCAGCCCCCTGCACGTTGGTGTCCCCGTAGATGTAGGCCGGGATGCCGCTGTGGTCGTCAGCCATGCGAGAGAACCGGTCGTAGACCCCGACCAGTGTGTTGGCGTTGTCGTTAGGCTGGTTGAACCGCACCGCCGGAGCGCTCGAACCCAGCGGATCGTTGAGTACTTGCCAGATTTTCCACGGGCGTAGCTGGGTGATGTCCTCGTTGGGCGGCAGGCGTTCGAGGTTGACCTCGACCTGCGGACCGGAGGCGATCGCCATGTTGTTGACCAGAGACCGAGCAGCCGCGTTACAGACGTTCTGGATGTCCTCGATGATCTCGGGGATACCCTTGCCCCAGAAGGCGCCGGGTTGC